AGGTTTCGATGACCTGCTCGCGGACATATTCAGAACGAAGTGGAACGCTCTTTCCGCGCAGGTGGACAAGTGTGACCATTTCGGAATTTTCGATTGAGACATCCTTCATCCAACGCCGGTATTGGTTCTCGCTGACTTCATAGTTGAAGATGACAACTCGACCAGGGTGATTGGCTGGCTTGAAGTAGTTGAGGAATTTGCCGCCATCGACCAAGGACTTGGCGAGGTTATTGATCATCGTGGTCTTTCCAGCCTTGTATTGGGCTGTAAGGGTCACGTTTGCGCCAGTTGGTATCAAACCCTCGATCGTCCAGTCGACTTCCTCAATGGGCAGTTCTAGCTCTTCACCGAGGGTCTCAACGAAGATGATCGGGTCGTAGCGTCGGGTGGCATCTTCATTGTCGAGGATTTCCTTGGCACGCCTGCGAGCGCGGCTTCGGGCGATTTCCTCGTTGAGTGCAATCTCCTCGGGTGATAGCCATTTGACGACTTCGACTGGCTCTGGATTTGGCTCCAGATTTGGCGCTGGCGTTGGAGCCGTTGGCGCTGGCGCAATGCTGGGAACGCCGAAGCCGTTGGCTCGTAGGTTCTTGGCAGCAGCTTTGAAGTCGCCGTTGAAGTTGAGGTGGGTAAATGCTGAGAATTTCGAGTAAGGCTTTTCGGCTTCGAATTCCGTACTGGTGGAAAATACGAACAAGTTGTCGCCATCGTTTCGGCCAGTTGTGGCGCTGATGCCGATGTTCTTACCAGGTCGTCTCCAATAGGTCGTCGTGCCTTGGGTGAAGACTTTGCTCCAGCCACGCGGAATCAGAATCTCATCCCAACTGGTGCGGTTGCTGTAATCATCGCCAGGGCTGACGCCGCCGCCAGCATCCGCGTGGTCTGCGATCACCGACAGCACCGTCTCCGGTGTCGGCATCCGATCCAACGCTCTCAATACGCTGTGGACCGCTTCACGCTCATCCCAGCTGATTGTCGGAATGGTTGCTGGTGATCCTGTGACTGCGATCCACGCCTTGCCCGAGGGATGCACCATCCCATGAGACGGAGCGACGATTGAGAATCCGCCTTCTCCTCTGGTTTCGATCAGGACGCCGCCGTCTTCGCCAGGTTGCCTTGCGATCTTGGTGTTGCCTGGAACTGGTGCGTCGCTGATCCGGTAGTAGAAGTGAACGCCGCCTGAAGGTGTGAATTCGGCGTAGCCGTTGGTGACTTTGTGGAGTATTTCAAGCAGTCCGGAATTAGTTGCCAGTTCGTTTGCTTCATCGAGCAGACCCATCGCAACTGCGCGGCCTTCAAACTCCAACATCTCGAGGTTTCCTGATGCTTGACCGGTGATGACGCCGAAACCTGTTTGGTCAGGATTGGCAAACCAATGGTGAATCTGCATGGCGTTGGCGCGTTCTGTTTGGTACTTCTTCCATGCGCCGAATGGTGCTTTGCTGCCATCCATGCGCGTTGGCACGATCGAGCAACCATGAGCTGCAAACGACATGGCAGCGCCGAAAATTGGGTTGCCAGATGGCTGTGGTTCTGTGTTCACGTTGTCCCCTTTGTGAATTACTTGCGGTTATCGGTTGAGTAAAAGCCTGATCCTTTGAATTCGACACCTGGAACCGTATATTGACGGGTCATGGCTAAACCGCAGGAACTACAGCAAGGAACCGGAATCGACTCCTTGATTGATGCTGAAATCTCGGTGACTGTCTTGCAGGATAGGCAGTGGAATTCATAGATCGCCATCAGTCGCAGTCCCAGCAGTTAGCCTCGCAGTGGCCTTCATTCTTGCAATGCCAGCAGCTTCCATCGCGCAGGTTGCTGGCAAGGTGCTGGATGTGGCGTCGACGATTGTCGGCCTTGATGCGCTTGGCTTCGGCGAATACCAAAGAGAACGCGGCGAGGATACTCAAACCATAGACGACGCCGAGAATCTCGTTTGCAGTCATTATTCGACATCCGGAACGCGAGCAGCGGCAGCGCTGACAGGAATTGGTTGACCGTTGGTCCCGACATAGTAGCCGTATGCACCCGCTGGCAGCACGAATGGCTTGGTCGGAACATTGAGGTACGAGAACGGCGCTTTGCCGTTGATGTCGTAGAACGCTGGTGTCGTGAAATCAGGTGCGATTGCGTTGGCGTTATTGATCGGGATAAGGAATTGACCGACGGTGTGATCGCAGATTTCCATGAGCCAGTTGCGACCGATGGGGTCTTTGGCTGTGCGATTGATGTTGGGATCGATCAGCATTTCAGCAAGTTCATGGCAGATGACCGAGAACATTCCCGGCGTCATTATTGGCTTGGTGATTTGCTTGCCGCGAATGATCAATGGCTTGATGTATGTGCCAAGGGGATTTCGGCTGCCATAGCAGTTGGCGCGAATGTAGGCGATCGGCAATCCGTTGAGAAGCTCGTGATAACCCAAAGCTGTGTTTGTCATCGCTGGGTTAGGAAACTGATCAACGATGCAGACATTCCACGACTTAGGATCACGAGCAGCGGCAAAGGTCGGAATGTTGGCAGGTAATCCCCACGCCGTCGTCACTTGCTGGCTGAAGTATTGAAGGCCTTTGGTAATTGCTAAGGCTTGCGGTGTAGTCACCGACTTGGATTCATTTACGACGACGATCGCCATTGTCACTCCTTTCCAGAGTTTGTGCGCCGAACAGGAATCGAACCTGTCGAGATGGAAAGGTGGACGGAAACATCTCAACCATTCGGCGCTATATGGGTCCCCCTAAGACCCAAACCTATTTAGAACGGGGTTGCACCCATCTGCTTCTTCAGAGCTGCCAGCACCGCTGGATCAACGCCTGAAAGATCGTCTGCTGCTGATGCCTTAGACGCTAGTGGCGCTGGAGTACCCCAAGGATCACCCTTGTCGACTGTGACATCGAAGTGCTTGAGTGTCTTGCCACCGGCACGCTTCTCGATCTGCGTGAGTTGAATGGTGAGGAAGTCGCCAGTTTCCGGACGCTTCTCTGCCAATGCAGCCTTGAGACGAACTTGTCCAGCCGTAACTGTAACCTCGCCAGTTGGGGTCTCAAGTGTGATTTGTGGTGAAACTGATCCATCATCCCAGCGATGTGCGCCGATGTTGATGACCTTGCCAGAGACTTCGTCTCCAACGTTTTCGAACTTGGCGTAATTGCCGCCGACTTTCATGCCAGGGTCGTCCCATATTGACATGATTACCTTCTTTCCATATTGAGTTGGGTTGGGTTTGGTAAATCCCCGCCAGGACATCCGACGGAGAATTCTGTGCTGCCCGGTAGATAGAACGGACAATAGTGGCAGAAGCTACTGACCGCGTTCATCAGCGAGAGAGCGTCGACGCCCGCATTGTCGATGATGTAGTTGGCTGCTTTCAAGCGCTCGATGCCGCGTTGAGCGATGCCAAGGTTGAAAGGTTCGCTCCAGATATACATATTCTTCAGCGATCCACCACGCGGCAAGAACACGATCGCGACATCGCGGATGTCTCTGCCACCTCGGATCAAGCCGTAGGCGTAAAGGTGCGCCTGAGTGCGGTATTGGTCGCCGACGCCTTCCTTCTTATATTTCTTGAGCGATGTATCGCCAACAACTTTCCAGTCGATGACCAACTTGCGCTTGAGATCGACAAGGTCGACTGAACCGCTAAGAGTGTCGGTGACGAAGACTGGATGTTCGATCAGATAGCGCGATTCGATGTTGTCGTGGCGTTCTGCGTCCTCGAGCTTCTCGTATTGTTCTGCGAGCCAAGTGTGGACTGCTGTGCCGATTGTGGCGAGCCAAGTATCAGATTGATTGACTGGTTCCACACCGAGCAGACGATATCCAAGTTTGCGATCGCACTCGCCACCAACCTCAGAAGGTCCGATAGAGCGTTGCTTCGATCGTGGAGCGTTGGCAGAAGCATTGGAGATGTTTGAACGAATCTCCTGCTCTAATTCGAAAATGTCGATCACAAGTCATCCTGACTGATAGGTCTGAAAACTCTACTTCGAGTTATGTCGAAACATTCTTGGAAGATCGCTTCGGAGAGAAGCTGTTGAGCCTTCTTTTGATTAAATCGCTTGGAATCAACATAGTCCCATTTGAGAACCGGAACGCCGTTGACTGTGGCCATGACATTATCACCAAGAGCTGACTCAAGGTGCGCTCTGGCGATATCGGCGCGTTCAGTTAAATCCTTGATCTGCGCCTTGAGATTGTTGTATTCGGTTAACCATCCAGCCAAGTGTGGTGGAAGTTCTAACGCATCATTAAGTTCTGACATTTTGTCCCCTTAGAAGTAATTAAATCGATGCTCGTGTTGAAGTGCAGCGCACGCGCCACCGCTGCCGTAGCGCTCCGAGATATAGGCCAGCATTGCGATCAGTTGCGCTTTCGGATCGTTGCTGTGTCTCAGTCCAAGGTTGCGATATGTCGACGCGAGAAGTTGACCAACTCCCCTGGCTGATGATGTTGGCGACTTGGCCAACGGATTGTCGTGCGACTCGATGGTGATAACTCCAACGAGACACTTGTATTGCTTCGGCGTCAGTAGCTCCTTCGCCGCTTGCTCCGCGCTGGCGTTGGTCATTGCGACCTGCTGCGTAATCACCAGCGGGGAGTGAATATGGTTGACGACAAAGATGACATTGAGCGCCAGAGCCATTGTAAGAATGAAGCGGCCGACAAAGCCATACCACGTTGTCATTTTCCATCTCCTATCCCCATTCTTTTCTTATATCTGGTCAATGCTTGGACTGCTGCTGCCTGGGTAGTGGTTAGGCGGCTGGCGATCCATTCGTATGAGTAACCTTGTTTTCGGTAGTTGTAGACCTTCTCACCCATGTTGTTAACTGGTTTCCCGTTAGGACGACGTGGAACAAACTTGAGTCGCTCTCGACGTGTAAGACCGCCCCAGATGCCGTCAGATATTTCTTCGTCGAGCGCGTACTGGAGACATTCAACTCGGTGATGACATCCACTACAGATTTTCTTGGCTTGAGGGGTGAAGGTAGATACTTCCTCGCGAGTTTCCGGAAACCATAGATCGCCGAATCCGACTTGCGCACAAAGCGCTCTTGGAAAGTGTGGAACTTTAAGATTGAAGATTTCATTGATCATTCCTGTCGCCGTATCCTGCTTCTCTGAGTAAATGGACCATGTCCTCGACGCTGAGAACCGCCCAGAACTTGTGCGCTGAGGTTAGTCCAACGCCATTAGGTTTGACAACAAGGATTCCGAAATCTGCTTTGGCATTTTCAGCTTCAACTTGGGCTTCCTTGAGCCACTCGGGGAATTTATATGAACGATGATTCTTGACTTCCCAAGCAAGGCAAGGAGTACCGGTGACATCGCCTTGATCAAACTCGCCAGTCAATGCTCGGCGTTCTGCGCCTGGAAACCCATGATCGCGCAAGTATTTGACGAGGGCAGTTTCGGCAGCAGTACCCTTTGCCTTGGCTTTGGACATTAGTTCTTTACTGCGTGAAACTTGCGACGGACAACTGGATTGAAAGTTGCGTGGTTGGTCAAGTTGTAGAGCATTTCGCGGGACTGTTCAAGCTCCTTGCGAGTGCGACGCAATTCTGTGATCTTGTCGGAGTGGCCGTCTTTGCGTGACCATTCGTAGATGGCTCCCAAGGTGAAGCTGAAGAAGGCTACCAAGAAAATTGTGAGGATAAACTTCCAGTCAATCATTGAGATAATCATTCTACTTTCCTGCTTTCTCTAGGACATTGATGGTCACCGAAGATTCCTCGGCTGGCCAGAATGTGTGTTGGATTCCCTGATCTGTCACGATTTGGATGATGTCGATATTTCCTGGCGATGTGAACAATTCTGTGACTGTGCCAGTAAATGAGACGACTACTTGGTCGCCGACTTGCGGAATCATTTTTCGCCTCTGATAGCGCGATTGAGTTTGGCTTGCTTTTTATCCCACGCCATAGCGTCGCGGATTTGTTGATCCATCTCGGATTTAGGTTCAAGCAAGATCATTGGAATGGCTAGGAATAAAGCCACGCCCATTGCTGACAGTATGTAGTTGAGCATTATGCGGCCACCCCTTCAGCTGATGCAAGAATCCTTTTGATGGTTTCCAATCGATTTGGAGTTGATCGCCAAACCTTCTTAGTGTTGCCTTCCATCAATGGTTCTGGCATTGGCAATCCGTTAACGATTGCGACAGCTGCGGCCAAACACCAATCTCCCCTGACTGAATTTCCAGGCTTGCCATGAATGTTCATTGACCAGCGCAGAACTTCCTTCAGGCCTTGATGATTGGTAAAATCTTTTCTATCTGTATTCATTTGTTGCCCCCTTTGTATTCGATGCACCCTTTCGGGAGTGACTTAACTGTGACATATATGGCGGGGGAGTGCAACCATCTTCCTCGGCGTGTCGGAATAGCAAAACCCGCCTATCCGTAAGGAAAACCAACCCTGTTGGCATTGTCGGCGAGTTCTGTGGACTAAGAATACCTCTAGAACGCCAAAGAAGCCCCCAAGCGCCGGCGAGGTGGCGTTTGGGGGCTAGGGCATCATTCAGGAAGGCTAATCGGTCTCTGTGGCCAATTCTCCGCTGATTGCGAGGTATGCAGCACCATCGACGAAGCTGTCGAGGTGGGTTGGGGTTTCGATAAGTCGGGCAACCTTGACCTGAGCCATGCAGAGGGCTACTTGGGCAGGTGTCACCGGATGTTCAAGCACGATCGACCAAAGAGCTGCGATTCGCTCGTGATTGGTCTTGGGCGTGCCGTAGTTCTTGTCTCGGTCGCCATGTGTGAGTCGGTTGGCTTCGTCGAGGATTTCCTTGCGTTTCATCTTTGCCCCCTGGTCGTCTTGATTGCCTTTGGCTAAATTGCAGTCCGAGCATAACGCTTGGAGATTGCTTTCATCGTTGGAGCCGCCTTTAGATAGCGGGACGATGTGGTCGATATGTGGTTCGACTTCGAAGAGATTGGCTTCGCAATGCTGACACTTGAAACACGAAGAAGCCAGCACCCGAAGTCTCGTCGTTTGTGGAAACGAAATTCGAGTCGACTGTGCTGGCTCCTTGCCGGATTTTTTGAGTAAAGCCTTAATATCCGAACGAAGTGTCATCGGTTACTTCTTGCAGCGACACCCATTCGCTTCGCCACGCTTGCGGTGTTTGATGATCGATGCTGGCTTCACATCGTAATTGTGTGACATCAAAAGCCGAGAGATGGCTGAAGCAGAGATGTTTGCGTTGTCGATAAGGTCGGCGAGCGCCTTGGCGTCTTCCTTGGGTAGATCGGCGATGATGCGATCGATCTTGCAAGGAAAGCCAGACTGTACCGGCGGGTTAGCGAGGAAGTCCTCAATTGCGGAACGAAGTGACATTGAACCTATGCAGCTGGCGTGGCTGGCGGTGTAGGCGCGACTGGAGTTGCAGCCTTAACGGTTGCCTTTCCAACATTGTAAATCGCAATGAACTTCTGCGCCTTAGCAATAGCAGCGCCGATAACTGGTCCGAAGACTGAAGCGGCAGCGGCTTTGGCTACTCCAAGCGGATGATGGTCGCCTGAGTACCAGATACCAGCGGCAGTTGATACGAAAGCGATTGCGTAGTGTTCGGCGACTTTGGTGATCTTTGGTGAAATTTTCATAGATACCCTTTCAAGGTAGGTGAGGAAAGACTAGCAGATTTAGTTTGTCCACTTAGGACGCGCCACAGCAACGACGAACTGATATTGGCGTTGCTTTTGATAGCAACCATCACCATTGGATTGATTGACTCCAGGCGCTCCGGTGTTGCCTTCATAAGTTGTCAGGGTCTTTGTCGCAGGATTGTTGGAGACAACCAAGCCGACGTGTTCTGGCAACTTCTGTCCGTCCCAGTTAAAAAATACGATGTCACCGGCTTGAGCCGAACTGACGGGGACGAGCTGGTGCGTAGTCGTGAAATGTTGGACTGCGATTGGGCAGTAGGCGAATCCTTTGGGTGATTGGATTCCGGCGATCAATGGCAGCGCATTCGCTTGAGCAAAGCAATAGGAAACGAACATCGCGCACCAGGACTGGTGATCCTCGCCGTACCATGCGCCAAAGATTGACTCATTGTTTGCGCCTTCTTTGTAGCCTTGGTCAACATATTTCTTGGCTACTGCTAGGACTGCGTTGGCTTGATTACTCATTGCCAGATCAACCTCTCTGCTAGATCGCCAGGATTGACTAGGTCTGTGTTAGGGCAGACTGGATGGCCAGCCTTCTCGTAGCACTCTGCAACCAATTCAGAGCAAATATAGCCTTGGTGTCTGGCTAAGTAATGGATAAAAGATTGTGGGAATACCTTGATGCCTAACGCACGAAGCGCCAGCATTGCAATGATGCCGAAATTGTATGGCCGTCCGACAAGGTTGGTGGCGTGGAAAACAATGGCTTCGCGTTGATCGCCGCGCAGCTTCTCATGCTGATTCCAAGCGACTCGTGGGTACTTCCACAGAGGGCTAATAGCAACGCCAGTAGGGTTGGCTTCAACCACCTTGCCGTCGCCAATGTAGATAAAAGCGTGGTTCCAGCGGGATACCGTTCCAAGCCGAATGAGTTTGGCAAAGAATCCATTGCTGCTGACGACTCCGTAATCCCCTGGGCGTGGCTTATAGGTCATCGTTGGTCCCTTCGGATTCATGCAAGTCCTCGATCATGTCGGTGAGGATTTCGATGTTGTCGGCTTCCTGACGGGTCAACTTGCGAAGTTCGCGCAGGATAAGAGCGTCACGCTTGGTCTGACCGAGTAGGCCAATGCCGATGATCAGTTCGATGGTGACAGCCAGCCACGACGCCACGAGCTGCCATTTGGTGAAGCTGTGGGTGTCATGGAACCAGGACGGGAACTGCCACCATAGGGCAGAACCGACAGTCCAGATAGATATGAAATACCAGTTGCGGATGATGCCTTGAATCTTCCACGAGATTTGTTCCGAGAAGTTGAGGACATCGCCTGTGTCTGGGTGTACGAATTTGCGCTTGAGTGGGTTACGCATTGTCCCCGCCTTTCGACTTGCGGCGAAGACTTATCTCGTGACGGATGATAAAGCGAACCGCCCGATGAAATACCCACCAGATTGCTCCCCCGATTGCTCCGATTGAGAACGTCCAGCAATAGACAATGTTCGCAATATCAGATTGATCGTTGAGTGTGATTTCTTTTCCTTACTGTTGAGGTGAATCCCCCGAGCCAATTTTACCAAGTAGGATTTTATAGGTTAAATTTTCCTGCACGAGTATGCTTATGAATTCCCTAAGACTCGCGATCAATTCGTCTGCGCTAACTTGCTGTTGTTCCATTTGTTGCCCCCTTGAGTGTTTGGATTTCTGCTGAAAGTTCTTGAACTGCCTTTACCAATGGCGAAATAAAATAATCGTAAACTAAACCCTGACGAGAATTAGGATCAGAAGGATCATCTAAAGTCCATATTGCAGCGGTTGACGGATCAATACCAACAGCGGTAAGTGCAGATTTTACATCTTGAGCAATAAAACCAAAGTGCGTTCTAGTTCCTGGAATTATTTGAGGTTCAATTTCATTATTAGCATTCATTACACCCTTGACAGTTCCTTGATTCATCTTAAAAGAAACCGGTTTCAATGAGTTAATAAAATTCAATCCAAGCGGTGTCGGTTGTATATTGTTTTTGGTTCTTTCATCGGAAGTGTTTATTGCTGAGTGCGCTGAGTAAACATAGTTCCAACGAAATGATGATGAACCAAGGCTATAAAGGGCATCAGAACCAGAACCAGTAGCCGTTGCTGGAATAGGTGTTCCAGACATGCTCCATCCAGGACCGGACGATACGCTTGATCCAATAAGATTGGCTTGATAAGCGCCAGAACCGGACTCAAAGCCTCCAGTTGCATGCACTGATTTATTTGTAATCATGGCATAAGTGGATGAACCTGAATCTGTATAAAGATATGTGCTTCCGGCAATTAAATAATTGCTAGATAAAGACCAGCCACCAACGCTTCCGGATGTTGAGGTTATGGTTCCGACGAATGAAGCAGCTCCTGTTGACGCGCTAATAGAAAAGGTTGCATTACCGCCAGAATCGTATCCAGCCAAACCAGCCGAATTAAGTATTACATGCGCGCCGCTAAGACTTCCAGTATAAACACTAATTCCATTACCGTTAATGGATGTCAATTGGTTACTTGCGTTGACAATAGTATTTGCGCTGGTTTGAACTGCTGAAGCGGCTTTGGTGTAGGCGCTATTGGCTGTGCTATTTGCTGTGTTGGCAGTCGAAAGTGCTGAGCTTGCGTTTGTGTTGGCTGTGTTGGCCGTTGAAAGCGCTGTGTTGGCTGTGGTGTTAGCAGTTCCGGCCAAAGTTGCTGCCGAAGCGATTGAGCCATCTTGAACGGAAACCCAGTTGCTTCCATCCCAACGATAAGCCAGATTTCCGTTGGAAGTGTCGTACCAGATATCTCCGATATTGACTGCGGAAGGTCCAGGATATGCAACGGTGTAGGTTGCCGATGGAGTGACGACAGCCGTCGCAGAATTGTCGTAATCGCCAGAGACGAACCAAGTCGAATAAGGGATTGGCGTGTTGGTGATTTGTGGCGCTAATGGCATGAGGTTCCCCTTAGATCGTGATTGAGTAAGGATTCATTGGCGAGGTCATCAAGTTAGTACGCCAGCCATTTTCGAAGTCGATATCGTGTTGATAACCTTCGAGGACTGTGTATAACTCCAAAGTGCGACCATCCACAGTTGTGCGTTCGACTGTAATCTGATCGCCGATTTCAAGCGCTAGGAAGTCTGGGTATAGCGTGCTAAGGGCATGAGCTGAGAACTGAACCGACTGCACCAAAGGCTGAGGATTGTGGTCCTTAAAGGCTAGGTATTTGGCAAGGTTGTCGGCGTCGCTGTCATTCAAGATCGGCGCATTGACTGTGATCGACTTCAGACCAAAAGCGGTGGTCGATGGTAGGTGACGATAGCGGCGTTGTGTGCCGGAGTCACGCTGGATCAACGCTTCATTGACGACTTGATAGGTTCCCGGCGTCGTTTCAAGGTGGTCATATTCGACTGTGTTGGTGGCACGAGAATCTGAGAGCATCAAGCGAGTGACGCGGTTGAACTTGTCAGACAATGGAAGGAAAGTAGCAACACCATCGCGGCTGATATAGAATCGACCTGCTTCACACGCGACGCATTGCTCGATGATTGTCTGCAAGGTTCCCGACTGGGTTGTTGGTTCCATTTGAACGCTGCCAGAGAGATTGCGTGATCCAGTCCAGTTGGCATAGTCAAGCATTCGGCCAACGCGGGTCGATGTTGTCTCGCCAGAGTAAGCGGCTGGAGATTGAGCCAATGCGTACATCTTCGAGAGCAGAGCGATGCCGTCGGTGAAGATCATCGTCGCAGTAGGGTCGAAACCTTGATCGACTGTGGTGGTCTCGAGATAGCCAACGAATAGCGTGTAGGAAGTTCCAGACCACGTGGCTAGGACTTGCATCTGTAGACCTGCTTGAAGCTGATTGACGCCTGAAACTACATAAGGAGAGCCAGAACCGGTGTATTCAGGATCATAGAAGCCAGAATGGTTGTCTAGGACAATGGTTGTCGATCCTGGATCATTCTTCTGATCAGCGCGAGCGCGACCACGATGAATCTGCATTTGACGCAGGTCGGTGGTGCTAACACTTACCCATGAGCTGTTGATAAAAAATTGAACGGTAAGGGTTGGGCCATTTGTGCCGTCGAGGAACGCTGCCATCTTATAGACCCAACGGTGCTAGTGATGCGCCTTTGCGACGCATGAGCTGAGCCAACTCGTTACGCATCTTGACAGCCAAGTCCTTCTCGGTGATGACTGAGCCAGAAACATTGATTGTGACATTCATGCCTTGGCCAATGCCACCCTTGCTAAGTGGGACGACTGCTTCTGGTCCGGCTTCACCGACCATCGCCAAGGTTGGCGAGTTGACGATTCCACCTTCGGCGAGCATAGGAATCTTCGGAATGTTGATGCCGAATTCCTTGCCGCCAAGTAACGGAACCCAGTCAGGAATTTTGAAGTGAATCTTGTCAACTAGATCAATGACAGCGTTGATGATTGTGATGATGCCGTCAATGTAGCCTTTGATTCCACCGACAATGAATTGGAAGACATCCTTGATTCCTGTGCCTACGTCTTTGGCAACATTGACAAGGAATTTCATCACGTCAATAATCGCAACAATGACATCTTTGATGATTCCAGCGGCTATTGCTACAGCCTTGAAAGCCACAACCAGAACGACTCCGATGACTGGGGCAAGATAAGTCGCAACGAATTTCCAGATATCCTCGAGGACTGGAAGTAAGACTTTGAAGACATCCTGAAGGTCCTTGACAACATCTCCGACATCTTTGCCAATGTCTTTGAATAAACTCATGTGGTTGCCAGTTTCGGCGAAATGAGTGCCAAGGTCAATAATGTATTTGGCAAAGTCTTGAATGTAGCCAATGACAGGTCCGAGGACTTTGCCAATCTCTTCAAAGGCTGGGCGAAGAATGGTTGTGATGATCGGAATGATCTCGGAGAAGGCCTTGGTGATTGCTGTGATTGCAGGGTAAAGGTATTGTCCAAGTTGAACTTGTAGGCCTTGAACTGCTGCGTGGAATTCGCGTTGAGCCATGACGTTAGCCTGAACGCCTTTGAGGGCATCTCCGTTGAGAACCAATCCCATCTTCTGCGCTTCTGCACCGAATTTGGCGATACCTGCTGCGCCTTGGTTAAGGAGTGGATAGAGAGCCATTCCTGACTTGCCAAAGATTTGCAATACAGCGTTGGTCTTTTCGACTCCAGGCGGCATTGCTGCGATCTTATTTG